CAACGCAGGGTCGGTCAACTGGCCGGTTTCGGGGTCAAGGACCGGATCGGCGTCCGGATCCTCTCGGGTGATGACGCAGGTGGCAGCCTGGAGACGTCGCGCATAGGCGCCGGCAGCTGACAGCGGCCCGGTCAACATCAGGCCAACGTCCTGCGCCACCGCAAGGGCCCCAGCTGCTCACGGTGCTCCTTGGCGAGCGACAAGACGCCATGACCGCGACGGAAGTTCTGTGTCACACCATCGGCAGAGAACGAGTCCAGGTTCTGCGGGTTGGCTGCGGCCTCAGCCGCGATCTCGAGCACGATCCGATCGGCGGTCGCGATCTCGAACGAACCGGCCGCGAATCCGGTCGTGTAGGTCACCGTGACCTCGTCACCCCAGGGGGTCGCATTGCCGTCTGTATCGATCCGTTTCAGCGAACCGCCCACGGAGACTTCGTAGTCATCGGTAGTCAGCGTCTCGCCGTCCTCCTCGACCCCCGACACGGTAAGCGGCCACGCCGATGGCACGACCCAGATGGTCGCGCCCGCGGGCTCGAAGCTCTCGACGTATCCGTCCTCCGCCAGCGGCGACCGGACATAGCCGTCCACGGCCTGGGACGCTCGCTCAAGCAGCGTCACGCTGGTCGCGACAGGGATCTCGTACTGGACGAGAGCTTCGAGGTCCGCGGTGGTGGCGTACATCAGCTGGAGCCCGTGGCCTTCTTGGCCGCTTCAGGCTTGACGGCGGCACCCTGACGGACGAGCCGTTCGGCCTCCTTGGTGGGCACGTCGATGGTTTCGCCGGGCTTGGGCCACGGCTTGCCGTTCCGGGTGCCGGAGATGGGGTGTTTGATCTCGATCTTCGCCATGTGGTTCCTCCATGTGGGGCGAATGGGTGCGGCGGGGCGCCCGTCATGGACGCCCCGCCGTGGATCAGGCCGCAGCCTGGATGAGGTGCTTCACGGCACCGGTCGTGTCGACCAGCTTCCCGTCGGTCCGCATGATCGAACGGAACGTGACCAGGTCGCTGGAGAACGCGAAGTGGTCCGACCGTTCGAACCGCATCGTGCCAACGTCGCGGATGTAGTAGCCGGAGAAGTCACCGAACGCGGCGCTGATCGCGCCGGCAGCCGGCGCCGCAACGTTGTGGTCGGTGACCACGGGACGGCCCAGGATCCGGTCCGGGACACCGTTGCGAAGCGACGGCTCCCACAGGTACTGCCCGTCGGCGTCCTTCAGCTTGCGGAGGATCGCGAGGGTCGCATCGTTGAGGAGCCAGTAGGCGTTGCGCCGGTACGGGGCGATCACCGAGAAGTACAGATCGATGACCTCGTCCGCCGTCATGGTCGCGACCGCGGCAGCGGTGACACCGAGCGTGGTGTCCTCGAGGACACCGGTCGGCTTCGAGCTGCCATCGCCGGTGACATAGTGGGTTCCGGTCGCTTCACCGAGCGCACGGCCTGCGTCACGCGCGATGAAGTCGAGCAGGTTCACGCCAGTGTCGGCGATCAGCTCGCTCGACAGCTGGATGAGCTGCCCGTACTTATAGGCGTCCAACTCGACCTGGTTGAAGGCCGGGTCCGACTCCGCGAGTGCGGTCGCTTCGGACACGAGCGCGGCGGAACCCTGACCGGTCACCTTCGGGATCAGCATCTTCTCACCGGACTGGGTGGTGAGCACCGTCGCGTTGGTCTGCCGGATGGCGGACCGTTCGGTGAGGAACTCGTAGAGCCGCCCGACGAACGTTTCGGGGACGGTGAACCCGCCTGCGGTGTCGGTCGCGACGGTCAGGTCACGGCTTCCGCGTTCCACGTCGGCGGCGTTGTAGTTGACGGTGACATTGCGGCGTTCGCCGCGAGCCAACGCACGGAACTCGTCTTCCAGGGTTTCGACGTCGTCCTCGCCGAGGTTCGGGTCGGGGGCGGTCGCGGCGTCACGGTCACGCTGTTCGGCCTGTTCCTGACGGTTGATCCGGACCGTGAGAGCTTCGATCTCGCCGTCGAGGCGGTCATAGCTCTGTGCTTCCTCGGAGCCGAGGTCACGGTTCGCGGCCTCGGCAGTGTCGATGAGTGTGCGGGCCTCGCCGATCAGACGGGCCCGTTCCTGCTTGAGATCTACGATGGACGGCATGTGCGTCCTCCTTCGTGTTGTTCGGTTTCGGGCCACACCTGCCGGCTGCCGCAACAGACGGTCATCGCATGGGGTCCGGACATGACGACGGCACCTGCCACGACAGGTGCCGTTCGCCGTGCCCGTGAAGTTGTTAGGCGGCCTCGTGGAGTTTGAGGCGGAGCTTCGCGAGCGCCAGCCGGGAAGCTGCCGGGGGTTCCTCGTTGCCGACGGTCTCGGTGGCGCGCAGGCGGGCGACGGTGTCCTCCACGATCCGGGCGATCGCGTCATCGTCGGGACGCCCGGTGCGGACCTCGGCGAGAACCTCGGCGAGCGCGCGGGCCTGCCGTCCGGACTCGACCAGCGCGTCACCATCCATCGGGATCGGCACCGCGGAGAACTCCAGGAGCTCCCACCGGGCCGGAACACCCTGGTCGTTGACGTCGTACACGTCGAAGCCCACCGACACGGCAGACATAAACCCGCCACGGTACTTGCGGTCGATCTCCGCGCCGGTCGGGTCGTCGAGGTCGAAGATCGCGTCGGCCAGCAGCCGTCCGTCCTCGACGGTGACGTTCTCTGCACGTCCGACCGGGAGCCGGCCATAGTCGTGCAGGGCCATCACGACGGGGTTGGCCTGGTAACGGCCAAGGTCGGCGTTGGCCATCTTGAGGTCGATGCCGTCGCCCTTACGTCCTTCGGTGGCGATGACGAAACGCAGCGGCCCTTCCGGGTCATCCGTTTCGGCACGGTGGGCCATCCGGTACTGGATCGTCATCGGTCTCTCCTTGGGCTCTTGATCTGACGGTCGTGACCGGGACTGCGACTTTGGCGGTCACGGTCCGGGTGCTTGTGCTCGCTTGTGCCGCAACGGTGCTCGCCATCATGTCCTTCAGGAAGCCCGCAGACACCTCGACATCCGATGTTCGTCGCACCGCAAACATTCATGCACTGACCTCCGTGTCGCTCACCCTGGCGTGATGTCGCAATCGCAGCCGGGATGGAGCGGCGGAGTGAACTGGTTGCGTTGCGCCTCCAGATCGGCCTGCCCTTCACCGCCGGGGATCTTCTGGCCTGCGTTCACGAACGGCTGCTCGATCCCGACGACCTTCCCGTCGAGGTCAAGGCAGAGGTCGCAGGTGTCTCCCCCGCCAGCGGTCCACACCAGCTCGCGTACACCTTGGGTACGCCACGTCTCACGGGCAGCGGAACGCGACATCTGTGTCGACTCCCACCGGGCCGTCACCGCAGGACGGTCAGCGACCCATCCCTCAAGCCGGGAACGGACCGCGCCGGCAGCGTCTTCGGCGGCCGTGTCGGTGCGAAGCTTCGCGATCGACCGGCCAACCTCGAACCCGGCGTGCGAGGCAACGTAGGCGCGCACCCACCGTGCGAGGTCGGGCGGGTCGTCCCCGCCGATCTCGTCGGCAGCTTCGACAGCGATGGCCGTCGCTAGTGCGGACAGTGCCGGGGTCCACCGTTCGATGATGTTATCGCGAACGTCGCCGTCGTAGAGCTGTTCGATGGCTTCCATGAACGTGCCAGGTGAGCGGGACCGGTCCACAAGATGGGACTGGACGAGACGGTCGACCTGTTCCTGTTCGTACTCGGCAACTGCACGGTCGGCGTCGGCGATGAGGCTGGCGTGCCGCTCGGCGATCTTGCGACGCGATGCGCCCGAGCGGATGTGACGCTGCCGCTTGCCGGTCAGGGGGTAGTCGGTCCGCGCACCGCCGCGCGACAGAGACAGGGTGGGGAACGGAGCCGACTGCGCATCCGGGACGCCCGGAGGGTCTTCGCCCTCCTGCATGTAGGTCAGCGTCATGTGCGGCGTGAACCCGTGATCGGACGCGACCTCAACCCCTGCCGCTTCCAACTGTTCCACGAGGCGGTACCGCAGCTCGGCCAGTCCAGGGACATCGACCGGTGCACACACTGGGGTGCCCTCGTCGCCCGCAGGGAACTGCACCAGCCCTCCACCCACCGTGCCGGACAGCGGCTGGTGCTGCGCCGCGACGGATGCGACCACGCGGCTGGCTGTGACTAGCGTCTCGTCGGCTAGATCGCGGCCGAGGTACGCCAGCGTGACGTGCATGTCGTCAGGCGAAAGACCATCGGGGACCGCCAGCTCGCGCGCGACATCTTCGGGCGGGTAGATGGCGACCATGACGGCGCCACCGACGTCGATGTCCTGCCGCTGCCGTGCGCCACGGTCGGGGTCAGGGCCGGGGGTGCCCGGTTCGCTACGCCCAGCCTCCACCATGTTGAGCGGCTGCAGATAGACGTCCCCGCCGTCAACCGGGTCCTGGTCCTCGAGCGTGCGGATGTCGTTGGTGGAAAGCCAACCCCACTGCTTCCCGATCGCATAACCTTCGTACCGGGACTTGGTGTCGCCACGCTGCAGCCCGTCAACCCGGACCTTGTAGCGAAGCCGACGGTCCACCGACGCGAGCAGACCACGACGGGCGACCCATTCCAGGCGGGTGATCCACGGCGTCAACGTGTAGGTCACAAACCCGATGCCCTGCTCCGCGATCCCCGACCCCCAGCTGGTGGACCGTTCCACGTCGCCGATCATGTGCGGCGGGACACCGAACGCACGGGCGATCTCGACAGTTTCCCACTTCTGCGTCTCGATGAACGCGGCGTCGCCAGGGTTCAGCCCGACCGTCTGCCAGGTAGCGCCAGCCTCCAAGATCGCCATCATGTGCGACCGCTGGACGCCCTGGTGCGACTCCTTCCACTGCTTGTTGAGCCGGTTGAACTGCTCGTCGGTCAGCTCGTCAGGAACCTGGATCACACCGCCGGGAGAGGCGTCCTGCCGGTAGAACCTGCCCATGTACTCCTGCGCCGCCAGACTGGTGGCGACCGCTTCGCGGACCTGACGGATCGGGGACAGCCCATACAGCCCGGTCCCAAACGCCTTGTAGTGCAACACCGACTCGGGACCGAGCCGTGCGACGTTGAAACCAAGATCCGGATCGTCGCCCGCGAGGCTCACGTTGTAGTACAGCCGCCGGGACGGGGTCCGCCCGACGGTCACACCAGTCGTCGGCAACGGCCACAACGCCGTCGGCATCCCGTTGCGGTCACGCTCCACGTACACGTAGGCGTCGCCCTCAATCAGCATCCAACCCATCACCGTGCGCCACAACTCCGGGGCGTCCTGCTCCTCGTTCGGCTGCACCGTCAACAGGTCGGACAGCGGGCCGTCCTGCGTGGTGCGCCTGTTCCCTTCACGCAGTATCAGTGAGGCAGGCAGCGACGACACCGACTCAGCCAGCAGACGCACGGCCGCATACACCGTCGCGACCCGCAGCGAGTCGGACGGGGTGACACGCTTGCCGGTCGCCGCCTCCAAAGGCTCAAAGATCGTGTCCCACGGCGAGTCGGTCGCGTTGATCGACCGGGCCATGAGGTTACGTAGGAGCGGCATCAGCTACGGCCCACGTTGCCGGCCAGGACCAGGACCAGCCCGGCGGTGATGATCCCCGCAGGCAGATAGACCAGCGCGACACCCGCTGCTACCAGCACGAAACCGGCGAACTCGACCGCAGACTGGCGGTGCTTCTGGAGCGCCGTGACGGCGCGGTTCAATCGGCTCACGTCACGCTCCTAAGACTCGGATACGGGGCTCTGGTTTCTTGTCGCGCGACGAGAACGCCAACGTGATCGCCATCAACGGCGTCACGCACGAGGCGGACGTCGACCGTGACCACACGAACCGTTCACCGACCGGCTTCTTCGCGACGCCGGCCACCGCATCGTCAAGCTCCTGCGAAGACGGGCGGACTTTCACGTTCCCGTCCGCGATCGCCCGGAACATCCGGTCACAATCGTTGGCAACTTCGGTGCGGGAACGGCGGACCACCTTCACCCGCATCGCTTCCAGATCGTCAGCCGTGGACGATGCCGGACCGGAGTCGTCAACAACGACCGGGCGACGCTTGCGTGACTCCTTGGCAGAAAACCACTCGACCGGCTGCAAGCCCTCGGTAGGCAACACCTCGACGGACACGCCGTCCGACGCAGCGATCGACCAGGTTCCTCGGACACTGTCGACGTCAAGCGCGAACGTGGCCTGTGCACCCGGATCCGCCGACGGGTCCTGCGCCGCATCCCACAGATCCGCAGGGATGACCCGTTCGCCGCCACCGTCGATCCACTGGTTGCCGTACGCACGCTTGGCCTCACTCGGCTCCATACCCTGCATCCGTGTCATCAACGCTTCCTGGGTGACCGTGTGCCGCCACTCCGGCGAACAGTCGCACGGCCCCGGCGTCGGGCACAACGCCGGCATGTAGTTGAGCATCACGTCCAGATCGAACGGATCCTCGTCATCTGGAACCGAGTACTCGATGTAGCAGATGCCCGAACCGCGATCCTCGGACGCCGCGGCACGGCCTGCCTCCACCTTGCGACGCAGATACGTCGACGACGCATTGCCCGCCGTCGAAACGACCCACTTCTGCGAGTCCGGAATGGTCAACATCGCAGGGTCCAACGCCTGCTCACGCCGATCGTCCTGATCCTTCCAAGCCTCGTCGATCATCCCAAAGTCGACCGAGAACCCATGACCCGACGCAGCCAGAGACGCCATCGTCTCCACAAACGACCCGCCACGCCACTGGACCGACTCGTTGCCGTTCGCCCGAGACACCTTCGCCATCAACGGCGACAACGGTGACGCCTTGATCGCCGGCTCCCAGTCCTCGAGGAGCTTCTTGCGGGCGTCACCACCCGTCTGCGCCGAGTACACGCACCGCTGACGGTGGCCCCACGACACGAACCGGTCCAGCAACGCCGACAGCTCGATCGTGGTCTTGCCCTGCTGGCGCATCACGATCAGGTCGACCTCGCCGTAAAACGGCACCCCCGTCCTCGGGTCGAACTCTCCAGCGACGTCAACCGCAGCCCGCTGCCACGGCATGAACGGGGTACCCAAAAGTTCCGCGATCTTTGCCAGACGTGGCCCCCAGCTTGGCCGGTCAAGCCGTCTCGGTGTCGCCCATCGAGGCTGCGCCGGCAATCTGTGCAAGCGCGGCGGCGAGGTCGTCATCAGCGTCGTCATCCGCCCTCACGATCTCGTTGAGCGACTCGCGAAGCTCTCGCCACATCTGGCTGTTGAACGGATTGCTGTCCAGGGCAGAAGCCATCGTCCGAAGCGACTGCACACGGGCAGCATCGACCTCCTCGAACCGTCCGATTCGTTCAAGTTCGGCGACGGTGCGTTCCATCGCCACACTCATCGACCCGCCAGACACCGGAGTCTCACCATGCTTGTAACGTCGGTGGGCACTCAACCCCTGAGGGTTCTTGGCCTCGTAGCCGCAGTCGTCACAGACGCTCATCGCTCACCACTCCCGGCTTGGCCCAACCGGCTCAGACGAACCACGGCGCGCATACCAATCCTCGACCAGCCCGACCCACCGGCCAGGACGACCGGCCTCACGGCATCGCCGCAACACCTCATCCTTGCCAGGATCGACCGTCACCACCTCGTGATGCGGAAACGTCCCCTCTGCGTCAGGGTTCGAAGACACGACCCACGCCGTCGGCGCATCCACCTCACCGCGCTGCAACCGTCGCAACACCGCATTCCGTGCCGCAGACGCCACCTCGTGGTTCCCCGTACCGTGACCATGACCACCCAGAGCGTCCGCAATCACGTCGTAATCGACGACCACATCCCGCCGTCCGGCAATCTCCCCGACATGCGTGGACTTCCCAGCACCCGGAGGACCCACAACCAGCACAATCCGGGTCGACGACCGACGCCAACCCTCCCGATGCTTCGACCTCGCAGCCCGACCCTTGTTGCAGTTCGAACATGAAGCCCGCAGATTGCCCAAGTCGTACCAAGCCCCGCCCGCTTCCCACGGGACAATGTGATCTACCTCAGTCGCCGCCTCGGTGCACTTCGGACCATGCACCCGACACCGGTACCCATCACGTTCTAGGGCCTGCTTGCGGACCCTGGACCACTGTGGGCTTGCATACGGGCCACGTCCTGCCAAGACCCAGACCTCCTGAGCGGGGAGGGAATGAC